CGCGCTTACGGATACTGAGTCATTGCAGGCGGTATTTTCGGGTTTGAAAGTAACGCCTGAACAGTCAGAAGAGCAAGATACTAATGAGTGATTTAAACACTATTGTTTCAGTATCATTCATTGTCTTACGTTTTTCCGCTAATTCTCTTTGAAACTATTAAGAAAAATGGATTTTTCATTGAAAAGTTTTTCACTTTCGTTCGATTCTATTCTTGATATTTGTGTACATATTTGCGTACATGAAAGACTCATGTACAAGATGGAGAAAGGTTATGGCACTTTCTGACTCATGGTTAAAAGCAAACCTGAATAAAGTCGCTGATAAGCCTTATGAGAAAGCAGATCGTGACGGCCTTAGCGTGAGGGTTTCAGCTAAGGGCGCTATTACTTTTCAAATGCGCTACCGCTGGGCAAGCAAGGCTGCTCGGGTTGATATTGGGCCTTATCCTTTGCTCTCGCTTAAAGAAGCCAGAGAACAGTGTGAAGTCTACCGCAAGTTGCTACTGGATAACCAAGATCCGCGGGAATACAAACGCGATAAAGCGGCAAAGGCCGTATCAAACGAAGGCTCAGTCGAGCAGGTTTTTAGAGCTTGGCATAAGTCACAGTTTAGTGATGGCCGTGCCAGTGTAAAAGACAGTACCGCGCATGAGTATTTGCGCGCACTGGAAATTAATGTTTTCCCGGTGCTTGGCAAAAAGCAGGTAGAACAAGTCACGCTGCATCAGTGGCTAGATTTGTTTGAGTCTATCGCAGCCAAGAAGCCAACCATTACCAATCTAACGTTAACAGTGAGTCGCAGGGCGCTTAAATGGGCTGTTCGTCGGCGAATAATTAGCACAAATGAGTTGATGGGGATTGAGTCGAAAGAGGACTTAAATATTTCTCGCAAAAGCCGTAAACGCACGCTTAGCGATGATGAACTCAAGATTATTTTGCAAGCCATTGATAACGCCAAACGGCAGCGCCTTGGTAACCGGATTATGGTTTTCATGGCATTATTCTTTGGCTGTAGGATTGGTGAATTACGATTGGCGCAGAAAGCGCATTTTGATTTTACTAAGATGATCTGGACCGTGCCAGTTGAAAACCACAAAACAGGGTACAAGATGCAGCGGCCGCTATTGCGGCCGATCATCGACGAGATAGTACCATTGCTTGAGCTAGCATTTTCACTTAGCCCTAACGAGCTAGTGTTTCCGACAGAGAAAGGCGGGATATATTCGCAGGCGGCGACAACACGCATGTCTAACCCTATTAATACGTGGGCTAAGCTGAATGGTACACCGTTAAATGAGTGGTATTTGCACGATTTGCGCAGAACGCAGCGCACTAACATGAGTAAAATTACTACTACAGAAGTGGCAGAAACCATGCTTGGGCATAAGCTGAGCGGGATTCAGTCGATTTATGATCACTACGACTACTTAGAAGAACAAGCTAAGGCATATCGAATTTGGTGGCAGAAGCTGCAGCGCCTCAAAGATCCCGCAGCCTACCACAACGTAGTTGAACTTAAGGCCGCGCAGTAACGGCCTCATTGTTCGTTCTCGTAAATCCACGCTTTAACTTCTTGAAAGTTGTACTTGTTTTTAAAGTGTGGGTTAGTTGTTGGCTTTGGGAAGTCTTCCAACTTAAACAGTTGGTATAGCTTGGTTGTGCCAATCCCCAACGCTTTTGCAAGTTGAGCTGGCGAGAAAAACTGCTGCACCACTTTACCCTGCATAGCTTCTATTTCTTGCTGAAACATTATGCACCTCCACTCAATTTGTTAGGGTTATCTGCTTTTAATCCCATCATATCTAGTCGAGCAATCACGGCTTGTTCGCGGCCTTGTGTTGTCGATAAATCATATTTAGGTCGCTTGCTGAGGATAGACACTTGATCCTTAAGTTCTGCCACTTCGGCTTTAAGCTGCTCGTTCTCTGCGATAAGCAAATTCATGCGGTCATTTAGAGTCATCATGCACCTCATTGCATTGTGGGATTGATGGCAATCGTGAATAAAGTTGGTAATAACCTTTATTTCCAACCCACTCAATAATGATGAAAAAGAGCATTAATGGACTAAACAAAACTCTTATCCAAAATTGCCAATGCTTATATCCATTGTTAAATGTTTTACGTATTCCGCGCTTTGTATAAAATTTAACTACCACGACAACAGTCAGCGTAATTAATATGGAAATGGCAAAACAGCTAAGTACTGCGGTGAATACGTTAATCATCACGCACCATCCTTATTGCACTTGGACTCATGCTCAAGCATCAAGGCAATTGATAAATCAAGTTTCTGCTTTAATTCAATTGCCGCCTTTTTAGTGAACCAAATAGCTTCACCTTTCAGTTCAATTTCAATAGGGAAGTTTTTGTTTTCTTCAACGAAATTTACTTGTGCTGCCATCACTCACCATCCTTAGCTGCTTGCCTTGTTATCCATTCCTCTGCAAGGTCCTCTATAAATGGCATTTCGCAACCATCTGCGGATTCTTTTGCAAAATCGCGGATAGCTTTAGCGCGTGTATCAGCAAGGCATTTAACAGGTGCCATTTTTACTAATTCTTCAGCGTCTGTTATTGCGCTATTTATCCCTAAACACTGAGGATAATCAGCACTTAATACCAATAAATTAGGAATTGCTTGTTGTGATATAAATGACTTAAGCATTTCAACTTGAGAAGCTAGCTGATCACGTTCAGTTGTTAGCGAATCAATTACTTGAGCGGCTTCTGCTGCAAGGTTCTTTTCACCGCGACGAGATAGATCATCCTGATCTGTAGCGAACTGCTGTAAACGTTCTGATAGTAATAATTGCTTCATCACTTACCTTCCTTCTTCAATTCTTCGGCGAGTTGTTTCATAAATTGTTGGCAGCTGCATGCTTGTTTGCGTGGCAGGGCGTACCACTTTTTAAGCGCTTCGCGGATTGCGGTTGATTGCTTCATGCTGCCTCCTTTGACCGTTCAACAGCCCACCATGCAACATGGCCATCTTCGGTGTCGTGAATAGACAACAGAATGGCATTTTCGCTAGGTGATTCTGGGACCCACTCACCAAAACCAGCGTCACCATCTTCGAAGTAATGAACCCAAGCAGGGTGATCTTCCGTGATTTCACAATCCATATGACTAATAACTAATGTAAAATCCATTTCTACTTGCCACTTCGAAATTACTTCTTTAGAAACGCATTCGGCTCCGTCAAAATTTGGAAGTTGTGAGTGCTGATAATCACCGTATTCATCACGTTGTACTGGTTCAATATTGAATTTCATGCTGCATTCTCCCGCGCGATTTGATCTTCGATATCGAGCTGTTGCGCTGGTGCTAGCTCAATGGTTGTTTGCTCTGGTTTTAATGGGATATCGATCGAGCCTTTTACCTCGTTGCCAAACACATCCCAACCCTTGGTTTTGGTTCTGGCGAACATTTCAAGGCGCGGAACGTCACCCATTAGCTCGACGCATTTATCGCGGAACTCATCGGGCTTTTGGCTGTGGCGAATGTTTTGATAGGTGCCCACGTAGCAGAGGTGAGCAAGCACTTCATCAAGGCTTTGTTGGTCGAAATTGCCCACGGCGCGAACGCTGCGGCAAACTGGAGTTGGTTTGCCCTTGATGGCAATAATTGCCGACTCGCTACCTGCGCGAGTCCAAAAGCCCATGCCAAAAAATGGATTGTTATTGACTGTTAGCTTGTTCCAGACAAAGCCATTCATATTTTTAAGGGTGAAGCCCCAGCTTTTAACCAGATCAATGGCATCCTGCGGCATGGCTCCCACATACCACATCACCAGTACACAGTTATCATCGGCAATGCTGCCCACATCGAGGCGTTTTAAGTCCTCGGTGCTAGTGACGGTGTACTTGGCTTGGGCGCTGGATTTCATCGAGCCGCCCGTGTTTTTGTTGCTAAAGGCCCATGGCGGATCCGCGTATATCAGCTGATATTTTTTGCTCATGCCGCATGCTCCTTTGATTTGCAGATTGAAGCGCTAAGCTGCTGCTCAAGTTCTTCATTCATTCCGATTTCATACAGATAGTTGGCAGCGCGGCTAACTAGCTGCTCAAGCTCGGTGATCCGCGTATTGGCGGCGGCTAACTTGGCAAGATGCTTTTCCCAGTCGATTTCTTTGATTGCCTCAACCACGCCCATGGTGCTGTTGAGCGTGGTTTGGGCGCGCGTCAGGTTTGATAGCTCGATAAAGTGGCGAGCGGCGCAGCGTTCTGGATCCAAGCCTGTGGTGTAGTGCAGCTTTAAGGCTGCAATGGTTGGCTCGGAGGTGATGCGCGTTAGCGATAGCAGCAAGTCGAGTTTTGGCTCGGGCTCGCTGCCTGCCAGCAGGTAGAGCATTTCGCGGGATGATTTAGGGGCGCTCATGCTTCACCGCCTTGGTCATCATTAAAGCAACGCATCAGATTTGTTTCAGCGATGAGTACTTTCTCATAAAGAGAATTGAAGCGAGCCGCATCCCATGCTTTACGCATGTTTTCAGTTGCAGTAACTAATAATTTTGCAGCGTCTCGAATATCGCGCATATCATCAGCGCTAATAAGCACTGGGCAAACGAGGCTATCAAGATAGTTATTACCACCTGCATCCCATAGCCAGTTTTCTTCGTCATTGAAATGCCAAAATCGTTTATTACGCATTTCATCTAACTGTTGCTGTAAAAACTTGTTGTGTTGATATGACTCAGCAAGTACCAGTCTAAGTTGATTAATATCAGTGATGTGCAAGGCTGGAAGTTCATTTTTAGGGATCATGCTTCACCCCCTGTAGTGCTGATCACCTTGAACTCAATTACCCAAACCCAAGGATTTGATTGCCAAGATTGTTCGCCGTAGATTGATTCCCACTTAGCCCAAAAAGCATCTTTAGCCGTGTGGTCATGAATTGGTATTCCGCGCTCGGCTTCTTCAAAGGTGTGCCATTTGCATCCTTCCATAGCCTTGCAGCCTTCTTTGATTGCATCTTGCTCGCTGATGTCGTTTAACTTCTCGATACGAACATCGGTTACTTCGAGGATGATGCGAGCAGCCCAACGTGGCATATGGATAGATGGACGCTTTCTCCAAAAATATTCACCAAATTTATGTGATACTTTTTCTATCCGATCAGAAGCAAAATACTTTGCCTGATTTATTCCACTCCAGAAGGCATCCTCAGCATCAGCACCATCCCACATAGGCATGCAGTAACATCCTTTTTGATACCAAGTTTCGCGAACATAAAGTTGATCACCAACTTGACCAAACGGAGAATTTTGCAGATCGCCGTTATTAACTTCGCCTGCAATCTCATTTGGATTTAGGGTGCATCCAAAGCTTTTGTCTTTTAATGGTTTAACAATTCGGCGCGTTTTGGTTTTACGGCCATCAAGAATGGCGCGCACCATTTCGGTGTTGAAGATAATAGGGCGCTGTTTCATGCTGCCACCTCTGGGAAGTAGGTTGTTTCAACGCTGGCGCGTGTGGTGTTGAGCGCTTGCCCCATGGTTTTAAGGATGAGGTTTGAGGTGAGCATTACTGCATCGGCGTTGGCGAGTAGCTTGCCTGTTTTGGGGCATATGCAGCGGCCTGTGAAGTCTTGGCTGTTGCGGCTCCAAACCAAATTTTGATAAGCGTGGCGCCAGTGTCGCTGGCCGATGGATTCTGCCTCGTTTGCGGCGCTCGCCAGTGCTTTAAGCATTACCGTGGTGGTAAATAAGCTGGTTTCGCGGTGTTTGCTGCCGAGGGATTGCAATTCCATGGCGGTGCCCATGGTGCTCCAAAAGTCATAAGCAATGGTGGCGTGGTAGGGCTCAAAGTTTTTCTTGGTACCGAGCACAATCGCCGTGGCGTCTTTAATTTGTTTAAAGGACCAATAGAACTCGCTCTGTGCAGCGGGTTTGTTGGTGGCAAAATCTACGCGGCCTTGCATCCAGTCGATGTTTTTAACTAACTCCATGGTGAGCGTGGATAGCTCATCGCGGTGATTGTAGGTGTCAGACAAGCCTTGAGGCGGCTTGCTGGCGTTTTGGTTGATATCGGTAAACGCTTGCTGGCGTTCTTGCAGCGATAAGCTGATGTACAGGGTGATAGAAATGGTGTCTTGCGACAGCTCAGGGGATTTTTCGAGCGCCTTGGCGATACCCGTGGCGCGGTGCTGGCCGTCGAACAGCTTGATAATCGAATCCATGCCGACTTTTAACACGCCCACGCTGCCGCTCACTTCGGATGCTTCAAACTTAGGCGCTTGGCCTCCCATTGGCACTTCTACCACGCCGATAATGCCCGGCAAGAAGTAGCCTTTTGGATTATTCAGCATGTAATTGCTAATGGATTTTGCACGGGCTGGATTGACTTTGCGTTGGCTGCGCTCGAGTACACTGCCTGCGTCGTCAATACGTAACATGCGCACTAGCACTCGCATTGACATGCTCACGGTGTACATCACTTTTCCGCCTTGCGAACCCATCACCGCTGGCATTGAGTAGCACATTTCCATTATTCGGCTCCTTCTATTTCGTTTTCTTGCAGTTCTTTCACGCATTTGGGGCAGACGCAGACAAAGTATTCATTGTCGTTAACTGCCTTTTGCCAGCCTGAGCGGCTTATGCCTTCGGTTACATCTTTTGGCGCGTTCAAGCTTTTGCGTGGAATAAAAAGGGTTTCTATGCAGCTGTTGCAGGTGACTTGATAGCCAGTCACTAGCTCGATTTCTGTAAAATCGGGAGAGGATAGGGTTAGCATGCTTCAAAATCCTCCATGCTTAAGCCAAGCTCTTTGGCTAGTTTCATGTCCTCGATGCGGCGGCGTTTAGCCAAGCGCGCTTTATCCTCGGCCGATATCCTAATTGACTGGATGACTGGCTCATTTTCCTCTTGGAATCGCACTGTTTTAGCTTTAGGTGCAGCAGTTGACGGTTGAGAAGCTGATGAGTTAACGACCTTCATCACTTTTGGCTTTCGCGCCTTAGTTTCGTATTTAGCCCGTTTTTGCGCTTTGATACTTTCCTTATGCGCTTGGTAGTAAGCCCTTGCCGCGATTTGCTTTGGTGTGAGTTGTTGGCTCATTGTGACGTCCTTATCTTTTAACCAAGAAACGGTGCAGGCCTTTGGCGGCACGAATGGCAACGGCGCGGTTGGTGGTGAACTTGCCACCTGGCAACATCCAACCATCTTTGTCTGCGACGATATGGCCGAGGCCGATCTTGATATCAGCGTGTTGGGGCTTGTCGTGGGTTAGCATGCTGCACTGCCTTCACGTTTGGCTTCGTATTCATCCCAAGCGGCTTTATCACCATTGGCAACAAACCATTTGATGTTGCCGTCACCGTGTTGGTCTGTTGCACTACCGCCGTATTTAGAGCCCGGGAAAGTGAATCTGGCAGTCATAGTTATCCAAGCCCATCCGCCAGTAAATCCAGTAAACGTAAGGTCAGGACGTTTTTCTTGGACTGACTTTTTGAATGCTTCGAACGCTAAATTTCTATTAGCCTTCTCGTTATCGAGCTTATCTTTGCAGGATTGAGAGCAGTAAATTGCACTACCATCTTCGACTGGCTCTAATTTGACGTAATTGCCTTGTTCATCTTCACCTTCAAGATCACAGTCGATTTTGCAATTGCAATGCATGCACCTAAACCACCAACCGTGCTCAATACAAACCAGTGGTGGGACTCCACCTTTAACGCCAGCGTATTCGTCAGCCCATGGCAAGCGGCGACAATAATCAATACTTTCCCAATCAGCGTCTAACTCAGCGGCGCCTTCTCTACGTGCTGTAGCAGAGTTAGTGGCAAATACGATACAGCCGTAACCATTGAAATCTTCATGTACTTCGTAGGCTTTGAGCGGTTTAGTGTTCATGATTGCTCTCCTGCTTGATGATTGGCAGTTGTGCAGCTGCTGCGCGGACGGCTGCTGCGGCTTCTTTGCCATAGCCCCAAATGTCGCCGTTATCTGGGTTCCAACGAGTAGGCGCTATCCATTCAATCGATAGTTGCTTGCCTTTGGTGATGTAATCACGCATTGCACACACTAATTCGCGTAAGGTCCCGCCATGGTGAAAACCGCGCCAACTACCTTGGGAATGGGTGTAAACCCGCGCTTTGGTATATTCATCAACCACCCAAACCTTGCCGTTTTTATCCAGCTCTAGTGTTGCGATGGTGCCTTTGTAGTCGAAGAACTTGCGGCCATGTTCTGATATCACTTTGATGAGTGCGTTTGCGTGTTCTACGCGCTCTGTGATGATTGGCTCCGGCAATTCGTAATAAGATTCGCAGCCGCATTTAGGGCAAAAGCAGTTATAAACAGCAAATGACTCTGATGCGTGTTTAGGATCTACAATCTGGCTTAACTCTGAATGTCTGCCTGTCCAGCGACAGGTGCGGCGACTGCATTCGATACGTTGTGTCATGCTCTTTTCCTTGTTTCGTGAATGGCGACGGCAATCAAGCGGCGCTTGACTGTTCAGGCTCGGGAGAGGTGGTTTGAGTGGTGGATTCGGGCGCTGGCTCTACTGGCTGATGGCCTGCAAAGTAAACAAACTCTGCTGGATGAGCTCGCTCTGATTCATCCAATGTCATCGGCATGATCATTGCGACGATTTCTTTTTTTAAGCCCATGACTGCAATCAACGAATTCTTTTCTGCTAGGTGCAAAACAGCACCGTTAATTTTGCAGTAATTCAATTTTGATAGGCGGCTGAGCAGGTTAACATTCATACCAATCGTTGATGCTGGCTTTAGGTTTTCATCACTTAACCGCGATTTAAAGAGTTTGCCTGCATTTGGGTAACGAGCATCGATTGGGTTAATAAACTCAATGTGAGTAATAAGCTTACGTTCCTGAGTGTCCAACGCTTCAAAGGTGGTGAAGGTGTCAATGATGTCGTAAATCGATGTGAGCATGGCCACGCCATCGTTGATAAAGAAGTTTTGAATAGACGGTAATGCTTTTTTGTTGGCGGCTTTTAGCAACTCTTTACTGATTGGGTAAATGTAATCGCCATCGGTAAAGCCGTCATCATCGTGGATTGTGACGAGGCAATGTCCGTCAGTGGCGGTAAGGATCACGCCTTTTTCTGGGTGCGGCTTTACGTGAAAGCCGTTGAGATAGAAACGAACATCCTGTTTTGCGGCGAACGCTGCCAGCATAGGCAGGTATTCAATGTTGAATTTGGTTTTCATGGTGATTGCTCACTAGGCTGATGATGGAATTGAGGAACTTGTAAGGATTACTTACAGGTTTAATTTGATGTGCTGGCGAGTCTTGCATATTGGGCATCAAGCAGGTCTTGTGCGCTGCTGTAGCCGTGTTTTTGCTTTATCTGCTGCCAGCTTTCGATATGACGCAACCAAACATTCTTCGATTCTGGATAGTCGATAATCAGCTGGTTTAAATCGGCTATTGAGCGATCACAGTAAGCGGCTATGGCGTTGCCTTTGGCTTGTCGTTCTTGCTCTAGCTCATTTGCAAGCATGGCGACTAGGGCGTCGCTGGTGGCGTGGGCTTGTGCATCAAACATGGCTACTTTCCTTAAAATTGGCAGCCTTAAAATTGGAAGCCTTAATCATTGGCTGGCTTGGCTGATGATTTGCGTGATGAAAGCTGCGGTTGAGCCAGCTGATGGTTCTATCGCTAACCGTGATATTGATTGCTGGTGGCTCGGCGATGCGGGTTAGTTTTACGCGGCCGCTGCGGCTGACTTGGATGTTTGCCACTTCGTTTAATTTGGTGGTTTTTAACGGGCCGTCATCCAATTTTGTAACGTGATAACGCTCGCGGAAGGCATAGCTGCAAACATGGCTTTGCAAGTAGGCCTCGAGTTCGTTTTTACGCTGGATCACCGTTGGGCAATGCATCAGCTCGGGTAATTGGGCGAGGCGACAGGCAATGCTGAGGTGTAACAGCAGTTGCGATTCTACGGGTAGCAGTGGGGCGCAGTGATGCGCTGCGATGGGGTGGGGCATAGGTCACCTCGCATGGTTGATTGTATGAATTAGGGTTGTTTGAATGGGTTGGTTTTGTGCTGTGCTGTTGGCGCTGGCACGGTTTAGAGCAAATCGAAGGGGATTAACTTGGCTAATAGCATTAGCACTAGGTCGATAAAATCAGGTTGTTGGGCTTTCATGGCTAGGCATTCCCATTTTTTACTTCATTAGCAAAAAGTGTTAGTTCTTGACTTAAACCTTCAAGAATCTCTACAGCAGCTACTTCACTAATAGATGGATCTGTAATAGCAAACTGAATTCTCAGCATTGCTTCAGCTCCTGCGTAAAATGATCTGCGCATTTCCTGTTTTTGATATGTCGAAGCATCTTTAGGAACAACCAATTTAGAAAATGCGCTCCATTGTTCTTGCACTGTGTTCATGCAAATTTACTCCAGCAGCATTTTTTAAATTTCTTGCCGCTTCCGCATATACATTCGCGGTTGCGCATACTATTTTTCCGCTGGCTTTTAGTCATAGGTCGCAGTTCATCGAACTGTTGTTCACTTAGCGGGATAAGAGGCGCTCCTTCCTGCTCCTCCATTGCTAACAATTCAGCTTGCCTAAGCCTGTAAAGTTCTCCTCTTGTGTCCATATTTTCCTCACTATTAAATTGTTGCGGATTGCTTATTTGAACTATCCGGCAATTCCGGATAGTTGGGTTTAAACGTTGCCGGTTACGTTATCCGGCGGCCTGAACCCGTCTTCTGCCGCAATCTTGCCGCTAATAACTGGTGCGCGACTTTCAGGCGTTCGCGCTGCTTTACCAGTGGGCCCTTGCTTATTAACCCTAACCAGATCCAAAGCTGGCTCGAGAACTACGCTCGACTCGGGGCGCAGTCATAACCTGCGCTTGTAAGTGGCCGCTTCTAACGGCTAGTTAGTCACATGGGCTTGTCCTCTGTTGGTATGCCTGATGACGCCACAGGCTGGCTTGTAAGTCGCATTGGTGTGATTAGTGTGATTTCAAAACCGCTAATTGCTTTGCAAGTGACAGGGTGTTAACGCTTTCAATCTGTTCTTTTGTGCCTTCCCAGGCATCAAGCAGCTCTTGACCTGCTTTGCGGTATTCAGCGCCGATTTCGCGGCGGTGGATGCACAGGCGCTTAGCATCCTGTTGACTAACGTTGTGAACGGGGACAACCAGCTCTAGCAGATTATCCTCGGCAATTTCTAATAAACTTCGGCCATAAGTTTGCATGGCGATCTCCTTGTAAGTCGCATTAGTGAAGCAGTTTGTGTACGGCCTTCCGAGCTTTCGCTGTATACCAGCACGTTGCGCCCCGTGCTATTTAACCGATTGTGCAAACTGCTTCCCAATACGCCTCACTGCGTTATTGCTAAAACAAGCAAGGGCTTTGGTAAAACGATTGCACGCATAGCGGGTCATTCGCACAGTTAAGCCATTCCAGCAAATTCACCCCTTTATCTGGGAGGTGATACCCGGTAGCCGCTGATTGCATGCAATTTTTTCGTTAGTGAATTTCCGTACCCCATCACTAACCGCCTTATTTAGTGCTGAACATCACTGCTATTCAGCACTATTTTTTATCAGCATAGGCTTACTCAGGGTAAACTTGCTTGGTGTTAACACTTTTCACTGCCGCCTCAATTACCTCGGCAGTTTCAAGCGATTTTTCATCACCAAGCACTGACAACACGGGTAACGCAGACTCAAGCGCTTCTGCAATTTCGACGGTGAACTCAGTGGCAGCGTGGATAACGCCGACTAATTCGCTGGCAAGATGGTTAAGGGTGGACACGTCATACGCTTTTGCTTCTGCGCTTGCCGCAATCGCCAGAGTTAAGTCATGGCGATCGTGCTGATGGATTGTGCCGACCTCAACCACGTTGGTTGCAGTCGCTAGTAGGCGGGTTTTTACTGCTTCAATTTCAATCGCTAATTCGCTCATGTTGCTCATACTGACCTCGTTATGGATGTTATTACGTTGATGTTTGGTTTTATCGCTACCACTCGCACTCTTGATCATGCAAGTGGCCGCTGTAAAACCGATTGCACGCATAGCGGGTCATTCGCACAGTTAAGCCATCCAGCAAATTCACCCCTTTATCTGGGAGGTGATACCCGGTCGCCGCTGATTGCATGCAATTTTTTCGTTAGTGAATTCCCGTACCCCATCACTAACAACCTTGGGGTGACCTAGTCCGTGCCTCTGCTAGTGCAAAGGCTGGGTTTAGTCGTTCATGGGCCAGTCTGTTAAAGAGCGTGATTAGAATCTTTTCATTTCGGTTTCTAATCGATGCGTTAAATGTACATAATGTATATTTTGACGTCAATACAAAATGTACATTTATTTTTCATTTAGTGTATTATTGGTATACCAACAAGGTGGCAAGGATGTAGATGTACAAAGTGTTATGTCTAAAAAACATCACTTCTTGCTTGGTTTAAAAAGCTATTTGGTTGGATTCTGGAGGGGTGATCGTGGATAAAAATCAATGTACAACTATCAAGTTATCAGGCTCGCTAGCAGCTAAATTTGGCCGTGAGCATAAACGCTTTCTCGATACAGGCACGACGACTGAAGCCTTTAGCGCCCTTAAAAACACGCTACAAGGTTTTGAAGGGTTTATTAAGGAGCAAGCAAAACTTGGGTTGCGCTATGCGATTTTTCGTAATGGGCGTAACGTAGGTGAAGATGAATTTGATTTATCAGGCACTAGATAGATTAGGATTGTGCCTGTAATCGCAGGCAGTAAGCGCGGTGGGGTGCTACAAACTATTATTGGAGCTGTTCTTATTGTCGTTGGCGTTTTTACAACAATATTCGGCGACTACAGCGGTTCGGTAATTCAGGTTGGTGTTGCCATGGTTGCTGGCGGTGTGGTGCAAATGCTTTCCCCACAAGCCAGAGGATTAAAGGGTAGGGAGGCGGCGGATAACGCGCCAAGTTATGCCTTTGGTGGTGCTGTTAACACCACGGCAGCGGGAAATCCTGTTGGTATCGGTTACGGCAAGCGCCGTATTGGTGGCGCCATTATTAGCGCGGGGATTTATGCCGAAGATATAGCAGTTACAAAGCGCCCGATACAATCAGGCGGTGGTAATGGCGGCAATGGCACACAAGAACCATAATATTAACTTTGTTTTTATAACCCGCTTAGGCGGGTTATAAACATTTGAATTAATTTTGTTTAGGTATTTATCCTTCAATGAGCTCCATAAATTCATCTTCATCTAAAATCTGTATATCAAAGCCTTCGTCAATTAGATCTTGCGCCTTTAGTTGTTTGTTAGATATGCCACTTGGGCCAACTACGTTTTCGTTCTGTTCGCCAACGACTAAGTAATCAGTCTTTTTGGTTACGCCTGTTTTAATTTCAAGCCCGAGTTCTGCGGCGGCTTCAAAGGCTTCTGCTCTGCTGATGGATAGTTCGCCAGTAAAGACGATGGTTTGGCCGTATAGTTCGCCATCTTCATTAGGTGGGTAAGCTTTGTGATCCGCGCCTTTGGGTTTGCCAAATGCTGATTTAGGTTTTATTTCGTTAATGTGCCCAAGGGTTACTGCTGCACACATAAACACTCGGCCTGCCGCAATCGCATCAGCTTTAGCTCTGTGCGCTTCATCAAGTGGGATCTTGCAGTGCTCTGCTACCGTAGCTAATTTGTAGTTTGGCAAGCTGAATGCTGCTTTTGCCAGATTTAATGCACAGTGGTAGTGGTTATTGAGCACGATGCCAACATTAGCGAATTCAGCATCTAAAAAGCCTTTATCAAATTTGGCGTTGTAGGCCACGATAGGTAGATCACCGATAAAGGCTTTTAAGTCGTGTGCGATCTCTGCAAAGGGCGGCTGGTCAATCAACATTTTGTTGGTGATGCCTGTGATATTGGTTATTTTGCGCGGCAGCTTTACCGCAGGGTTAATCAATGACTCAAATACCGGGTGATCGTTAGATAGGAGATCAAATTTAATTGCGGCAATCTCGATTATCTTGTCCGTTTCCGCCTCAAGACCTGTGGTTTCGGCATCTAATGCAATAAATTTGGTAGGTATATAGGGGTATTTTGCTAAAAACTCTGCGGTTTCCTTATCCATTTTGCTATTCCTTTATTTTTTAACAATTCCATTAGCTAATATTTGCATGTTCCCAGATGGGTCAGAGTAAACGCGAAAGGTTTTATGTTGAGCCTGTTTTATTGAAGTTTCTAAATTGCGAATACTGGTATTTATACATAATCCATTACCTGAAAACTGAGCACCTAGGTAAATCTCGCCCTCCTTTACATTGAATGTAGCTTTTTCAGATACGTCCAATGTTGCTGCCAGCTCATCATTTATAAATACGTTAATATTGCACGCACTACCAAGTAGCCCACTATCTCTAATGATGGTTATTGTGGCATTTCCTTCGGTGTTTTTAATGAATAACCGTTCATCAGGCACTTCTTTAGCAATGTCTATATTTACTGCCGAGGTAGCGCAACCGACGAGCATAAAGAGCACTAGTGAAATAGTGATCATTCTCATGGCAATAATCCTTTATATTCATACGTTTTAGAAAATCTTTATCTTAGCGTCTACTACCACGCCAATAATTTTACAATTTCCATTTATTTGTAGTGTAGGGTATGCGTTGTTTAGTGGCTTAAGGAACTTTTGCCCTGCATCCACTACCAACTTTTTAAATGTGGCCTCATTAACATCAGTTAGCTTTGCGACTACAAATGACCCATTTAGCCTATCTCGATCTGGATCAACAAGTATCAATGTCCCTTCAGGAAAGCTAACTCCAGATGGGGATGTCATTGAATCACCAATAACTCGCAGCCAAAAACAATGTTCACTTGTTCTTTCGGTTGTTTCATACCATTCGTCTGAAGCTGATGCTGGAGATTCCTCAACGGCCTCAGACCAAACACCAGCTTTTACATAGCTAATAACAGGGAATTTTTTTAGATATTTGGTAGATAAATTAGCATTACTAACGTTAGCTAACGCTTCGTCTGGATATTCAAGCATTCCATCTGAATGCAACACCAGAGAGTCTAAATTAAGACGCTTTAATATTGATGCAATCTTACTTAAAGAAGGCTCTCGTCTTCCATTAAGCCAATGACCCATTCCGCCAGGAGTAACTTCTTCTAACTCAGCGAGCCTTTCTTGGGTTATCCCAAGTTCTTTCATTCTGGATTTAACCAGCTCATTCCACTTCATTTTCATCCTTAAAATGTACGATATGTACAAAAACAATCAATAAACATAATGTACATTTTTGTTGATAACGAAATATACATAATGTACATTATGGAAAATTCCATTATTGAGGTAGCTATGCAGCATATCCGTCAAGTTCGAGTAAAAGCAGGTATCTCGGTAAAAGATATTGCGAAGTTAATTGAGACTGATGTTTCAAGCTTTTATCACTATGAAAAAGGGAGGAGAACACCCGATTTCACTCAGTGCTGGAAGATTGTAAACGCTCTAAATCAACTAGGAGCCAAATGCACCTTCTCTGATGTATTTCCAAATCCTATTGAGAATAGTGACGGAAAGGTTGCTTAACTGCTCTTGTTAATAGCAAGGATATCTAACCTATGAATAAACACACATTAAAGCGCGAGTCACTTTTATGTACCGATCCACTCTATGCCGCCCATGCGCTTGGGCACGATTACGGCGTGGATAAGCTGGCGCGGGATTTATTCCAACAGCCCGGGGTGATGTACAACAAATTAAACCCTGAGAACGACAGCAATCACCTGTATTTGCGTGATGCGATTCATTTGACTGAGCTGGCCGATGATGACCGCATTTTATCGGCATGGTGCCATAGCCGTGGCGGGGTGTTTGTCAAATTGCCTGAGTCGGTTAACTGCGATGAAGAGTTAAGCGATCAGTTGCTGCTGATTAGTGAGCAAATGGGCATTGCGCTGGCCGAGATCCGCGACTCCCGCGCTGATGGGGTGATCACCCCTGATGAGTTTGATTGCATTAGCCGTGAGCTAACAAAAACCGTGCGTGAAGTGCTGTCGCTTAAAGCGGTAGTGAGTAGCCAAGTGCGCACCGTTCATCCCATTCCAGCTAAGAGCGCACAGCATGAGTGATGTTATTGATGATGCCGCAATCGAGCATGAAGCGCATATCAAAGCTGCTTTATCTGTTCGCCAACCTACGCTGCCTTTTACGGGCCAGTGTCATTACTGCAAGAGCCCTGTTTTGAATAATCAGCATTTTTGTGATGCCGACTGCCGCCATGACTATGAGCGGTTAAAAGCGAATGGGAGAGTGTGATGAGAGCTTATGACCCTGTAATTGCAGTAAAGATTAAGCCAAATCAGTTAACTGATAATACACCCCAGAAGAAGATGCCGAGTTCGCTCGCATTGAGCGCAATCAAGATATCGCTTTACTGGCTAATGTCATTCGCACATCACCGACGACGAGTGCGGAGGGAATAGCTGCGCGGGTGTTGGATGCTGGGTATCAGTTTTCGGGTAGTGCAGTACGTTTGAAATAAGAAAGCCCACTAGAGCTGTGGCGGCTGTGGGCTTAATACCTAAGAGAGGCAAAAACAATGGTACTGGAATCAATTGATAGCGTCAATCATGGCGCTGGTGGCAGCAATGTGGTGCCGTTAAGGCCCGTTGCTGAGCACAAACAGCAAACGCGGGGTGGGGTGGTGAAAGCAGATTTGGAAGATGGTTATTTACGACTCTCCAATACGCTGGTGGACGCCCTGTGCCGCACTCGTGAGAGTCGGGTGGTATTTGCGGTTATCCGTAGAACCTACGGCTACGGCAAGGCTACTGATTGGGTTTGCCTAGAACAGCTAGCCGAAATGACAGGGATTTTGTCTAGAAATATTTGCCAAGCGATTAAGTCTCTTAGTGTTCGTAAGATTCTCATCAAAGACGGTAGAAAAATCGGGGTTAATCCAATTATCTCAGAATGGTCAGCGAAGGTTGCTGAGTGCTCTTACAGTAAAAAAACACCTCTCGGAATCGAGAATAAAAATCTCAAAACCGAGAGAGTCATTCTCAATACTGATAGCGATAACTCTCAGAACCGAGAGATACAAAAGAAAGACAATATTACAAAAGACACAATACAAAAGATCTCTTCGTCGCACATTGCTGACGCAATGGCCGACATGCAGGTTAAAGCCGATGCTGCGATTCAAACTCCCAATGGCAAGCTTTGGGGCACTAAGGACGATTTAACCTGTGCTGAGTTTATCTACTCCCGCGTGTTGATGGTTAACCCCACTGCTAAAAAACCTAACTGGCCAGACTGGGCTAACCAAGTGCGTTTAATGCGCATGCAAGACAACCGAACTCACCACGAAATCTGCAAGCTGTTTAAGTTTGCCAATACCGACTCGTTTTGGGCGAGCAATGTGTTATGCCCAAAAACCCTGCGTAAACAATGGGACAAAC